CAAACGTCGTAGAAGGATCGGTTGCGTTACTGTTATTTGAGGCAACAGCAGCTAAAGCATTATTCAGATCGCTCCGAAATGCCGCACCCGTGGCGTTCGCAAGATTGTAATCGTGGGTTGCCACAAAAAATCTGCTTTTTTGTACCTAAATTCTACTGGCCCTTGCCGTAACCATTGGCAGTATATGTGAAGCTGCGATTGACATTATTGCCGCTTGAATCTAATACATCTATGTCGAAACCAGTGCTACTTACATTTGAGACATTGAATCGCTCATTGGCTCCCAAGTTTGACACGGTGATGCCGACACTTGGTAGCTGAGTATTGGCTCCGAGCAATGCTGATGTGCCCACAAAAAACGGTTTAGCAAAAGTCACAGACTTTGTTGATGTTCCACTTGCAATAGGTTGAGATTGGTCCGTGCGTGGAGTTAGCTCGATCTTATAGCCCAACTCGTCAACCAAAATGTTCTCATCAACTTTGGCGCTCTTTAGCTCAGTTTTGAACTGGAAACCACGACCTTTGAATCTTCCACTGTTGAACGGCATCCAAGATCCATAAGTAGGTGAGCCACTAGGATCATCATTTGTTGCGCGAATATACAGCTCAGCGTTGACATTATTAACGGCTGCGCCATCAACATCTGTCCAGGTGTCGATCAAGGCAGTTCTGCCATCAACAGTATCAGATGGCAAAAAACCGCGAGTCACAAAGCGACGCGAAAATTCAACACCATCAAGAGCCAAGCCCATGTCGATGGTATCAAGCAAGGTGTAAGTGCCAAGCGACTCAATGTCTCCTAGGAAGTCAATGATTGGAATCGCGTCAACATCAGTAATGCTGTCAATCAATGTGCTGCCATCCAGCGTCAAGGCGTCATATTGACTGCTATAAAACGTGTCAACATGCGTTCCTTGGAACGGCAGTGGTGTTTGCTGATCTTCACGGTGATTTTTGATTAACAATTTGCCCACTACATCAGCAGGCTGAGTCACAATCACACTCGTGTCATCGAGGCTTAGCCTCCCGCCATCGTCGGCAAACTTGACAATATACTCACCTTCCAACAGCGGAACTGCAACGTCAGTTGAGGAGCCGGCAATGGCAGTGATTAAATCCACACTGTTTGAGAATGTGGCATTGCCATCAGTCAGACTGCTATGGCGAACATGAACTTTGCCGCCTACCTTCACGTCCAGATCGACAGTTTGATCCCATTTCAAGCGTGCTGTGTTGTTAGAGATCGTTTCAATCGACAAATTCTGCACGTTTCCTGGCAATGCTGTTTTGCCGAGAATGCTGAAACTCGCAGTTGAGATTTTGCTGCTTTTGCCGAGAAAGTTAAGTGCTTGAACTTGCACCTCAAGCGTGCCAGGTCGCAATGCAAGCAGAGACGCAGACGGTGAAGTTGTACTAATAACAGTAAAATTATCGTTATCAATGCGATATGAGACCTTAAACTCGGATACTCTTGCTCGTGTGCTAACCCAGCTAAGGTTGAAGCCAACAAAGACGCCCTGCCCACGCTGATAGAGGTACTCACTTCCTGTGATAGCCGTTGGAGCGTCAGGCTCGACCCCTAAATTGCTTATGTCTCTTTGCGTCAGCTTAAGATCTTGCTCTACGGCGTCATAAATGCTTGGATTGTACTCAACAGCAGTAACTCCATATGCGCCCTCATCGCCCTCTGCAACTGTTACAACGCGGAACTGATTGGACTGAATATCAGATGTTTGAATTAAGAAAATAGATCCTGCATTTGGAGCCTCAGAAAAAGCACTGCCGACAGTTACTACATCGCTGGCGATGGAGCTAATAGTGCGGGTCTCAACAAGGCCCGTTGGCATCATCACCGAGATTGTTGGTGAATTGTTCAGATTCACTGATAGATCTGTAGTGCTGTCAATAGTAATCTGAGTCGTTGTAGCAGAGCTTATGCGTCCACTGCGTCTTGTTCCAGCCTTTACAGGATCGGCAATGTCAACTACAGTTCCAGGTCTCAGAACAATCCCACTTTCAAATGGGATAGAAAATGAAACAGTTTGTGTTAAGTTCGCCTGAGTCAGCAGTAACCATTTGCCAAGACGATGTGCTTGCCCCTGTGAGTAGCAACCAATTGCACGAACTTCTTTGTTGATTACACCATATTTTGAGACTTGATCGGCTAGTTCGACATATTCATACTGCACGTCGCCAAGACTCTCATAGCTTTGATAAGCGACAGTTGCGCAAGTATGACGGCTTTTGAGTGAAGTGCCACTATAACTAAAATCACCATTCACAACATTTGACGGGCCAAGTTGATATTTTGAATCTGACGGCTTGTCTTGATTAAGAACAAGAGTGCCAGCACCGTAATAAGCAATGCCACGAAACAAGCTTGTCAGCTCTTGAATCACCGAATAAACTTCTTTGCGGGTGTTAATCACCATATTGCAAGAAAATCTTGGCTCAACACCGCCCTTGCCGTCTGAGACCAAGACATTGCAGTATTGGCTGATGTTGTAAAAATCGAACACATCAAGACTAGATTCTGGTATGCCCGCGCCCCAACGTGTATCTGTGAGCAGCGCAAAAAGCAGCCAAGCCGGGTCATTTGTCCAAGTTGCAGCGCCTAGAGTCCCGTTGAACAAGCCAGAGTATGTAATTCTGCCGACGTGAGTTGTGGTATCTACTGTGGCATTATGTGGAATCTTGACCTTAACTCCTCGAACAAGATATTTACGATCTGGTACATTGTTAAATTGACGCGCATCAAACTTTAGAAAAGCAAGTGCGGTATTTGGGTAGCGCAACTTTTCGTCGATGATCTCGGTGTAACTAAACCAATCAGTTGCGTTTTGAAGTCTTGAACTTGTTGAGTCATCTGTATTTCTAATAACCCGAATATCAACAGGAAAAGAACCAGAAAGTGTAACAATATAATCGCGCTGATAGTTGTCACCGCTCTTGCCGCTAATTGTATTAGTTACAACTGTGTTGTAACCTCCGCCGTTGTACTGGACTGCGATAGAAATACTGACGGATGTGCCACGAATATCACCATCTTCCTCGATGCTCTGTAAAGCAGGAACAGCAATAGTTACTCTGACGCGATCGACATTAGTGTCAGTAATGCTGCGCGTTATTGGGCTACCTTTTGTTACTGCAACGCCTACAGATTTTTCAGACTCGCCACCAGAAAGATTTGGAATGTAAGCCTGCGATTGTGTTCCGTTGCGAGTAACAATTGTAAAACCTTGAAAGTTATTATTACCGGCTGAATCTTCTACTGGCGTTTCATTGAGAAATATACTCTTATTGCCGTTTTCAATGCCATCAATCTCACCCTCGCTTATGACATCTAAAACGGTCGCAAACTGTACCGACTGCAAAGAATCAGGATCCTCCTCTGGTGTTCCACCACCACCACCACCTTTGCCACCACCACCACCACCGGAGCCTGCAATTTGCGCCCCAAGTCCAGCATTGTGAACGCGAATCTTGTTCGCAATAAACGTATGATGACCCTCAACCGTCAAGTTGTAGACGGTATGTGAACCAAGCTCAATACGATCAACAATTGGTCGAAGATGATTAAACTCATCGACCAAGCAGTCATCAGACTCAAGTGTGCCGATAGCGGCAAAAGCGTTGAACTGATTGAGAACCCAATGACTCGGAGTGGCATCCAAATGATTGCCGCCCCAAATTGTGTACCTTACAACACGATTATCTGGATGCTCATGAACTTTGAGAACTTCGGCATTGGTGATTACACCTTTATGATCAAAGCTGCAAACAAGGTCCCCTGGAACTATGTCTTTGATCGCCTTTGTGCCACCTGGAATTGACACAAGTGTGTCGCCAGTGAAGCAACCACCACCACCGCCAGCGCCACGAATCTCAGTCATCATGCAACATCCAAACCACTAGAAATAACAATGCTGCCGGCAAAAGCGCGGCCTAGAACTACAGGCACTGGAACGCCTTGCTTCGCAGTGTTGACAATGCCGCTAAATGTAAATGACTCAAGCTGTTGCGCCTCCTCTATGCTTCTTGGTTTTGGTGTTGGCGAGATCATTTGTGCAAGACCACCAAAAAGCAAAGCAAGGCCGATATTGCCTGCTGCCACCGACAAACCAATTGATGCGCCAGCGACTTGACTAAAACCTCCGATACCAAAAGTTAGACTTGTGCCGCCAGTGACAATTGCTGTTCCTATCAATGCAACGCCGAGCAAAGCCGTGCCTATGCCACGACCTGCACCAGCAATCACAGGTGTTATGCTAAAAACCTCTCGCTCACCAAATGGCAAAAGCAATGGGCTTACATCTTGCTCTGTCGCCCTCTGCTTGCCAACCATCACGCGATATGCAACCCCGTCTTTCTCGCTGTCAATCAACCACTTTTCTAGGTTCGGGTAGTTGACACACAATGCTTTGATTGCTTGCCCAGGAGTCGTTACATCAAGTTCAAACCGACACTGTCCAAGTAGTTTGCGAAGTGCGCCATAGACCTTAACGACTTTCATGCCTCAAGGCGCAAGCGGTGCTTTTATAATAATATCCGCCAAAAACATCACGAGAAGATAGGCGCTGTTGAACATGATGCAATATGAGCTGATTTCCTAAGTAGATCGCGGCATGATTTGGCAAAGGTGAGCTTAGTTGCATCAAAAGCAGGTCGCCTTCTCGCACATCTTCGACAGGAATCTGGCTAAATCCTTCATTAGCAAAGTTGTCCATATATAAGCTTTCGCCATGCTCCCAAAATTTGTCGCGTCGATAGTAGTCACGCAACTGTATTCCATACTCTCTTGCATACCAATCGCGAACAAGTGTGTAGCAGTCAACGATTCCAAAAGCGAACTGTCGGCCTACATATGGCAACTTATAGCCAGATGGCTCACAATAGCCCCACTCCTCGGTTGCTGGGTTGATGATGTGCCATGGAACACCACTTTTCTCGCACGCAACTAAATCAGCCTGTGAT